ACTAAAAAAGAAATAAAAAATTGTATTTAACATATTTATGTTATATTTATATAAACTATTAACTTAAAATAATATAGGAGAATAAGTTATGGCTGAAGAAGCAAAAGTTGTTGAAGCATCTGATGAGATTAAATTTTCAGAAGAAGAGTTAAAAGAGTTAGGTGAATTACAACAGAGTTATCAAGAGAAACAAGCTCAGTTAGGACAAATTGCTGTACAGAAGATTATACTCAATCAACAAGTAGAGGCAATAGAAAATCGTCAAGCTGAACTTGAAGGTGAGTATGAAGAAGTTCAACAGAAAGAACAAGAGATTGTTCAGAAGTTAAATGAAAAGTACGGTCCTGGTCAGTTAGATCCACAGAGTGGAGTATTTACACCAGCACCACCTCAAGAAGAAGAAGCCCCTCAAGGTTAATATAAAAAAACTTCCCTAAATAGTGTATTTTGGGGACTTTAAGTTATACTTATAATAGAATAATTACGTTTATTCTAAGATTTTGCATAACAAAAATTAACTAGGAGAAATTTAATGGCAGAAAGAATAGTTTCACCTGGTGTATTCACTCGTGAAAGAGACTTGTCATTTTTACCACAAGCGATTGGTGCAATCGGTGCAGCTATTGTAGGACCTACAGCTAAAGGTCCTGCTTTCGTTCCTACCCAAATTACATCATTTCAAGATTTTGAAGCAATGTTTGGTGGTCAAGATGATAGATTTTATACACCTCAAACGGTAGAACAATATTTAAGAAGTGCAGGAGTTGTCACAATAGTGAGAGTTCTTGGAATAGGTGGGTATAAAGCTAGTGCGTTGAGATTAGGAGCATTTAATAGTGGTTCAACTAGTCAATCTCTTGCAGTGTTAGCACCATCAAGAGGAAATACGTCTACAAACTTCACTGGTACTACAATATCAGCTAGTGGTACATGGAATGCTTTTACTTTAACAGTATCTGGTAGTGGTATTGGTGGTACTGAATCGTATGCTCTATCATTTAATACTAGTAGTGCTAATTACGTAACAAAGGTAATCAGTTCAGATCCACAATCAACAAAGAGTGGAAATAGTGATTCGTCTGTTTATGTATATAAAGTATGGAGTAGAACATCTCATGCTAGTTCATTTACTGCTAATAGTTCTGCGTCAGTAGATATTGAAACAGATGGACTTGACTTCCAAAGTGGTACTAATACTATAGATAATGATGGAAACGAATCAACAGATTGGACTGGTAATAAAGATTATCAAACAGCAAGAACACCATTCTTACAATCTCAATTAGTAAACGGAGCAAGATATAAACTTTTCAGAGTTTATACTCGTTCACATGGTACTGATATAAATAAAGACCTAAAGATTGCTATAAGAGATATCAAACCAGCAGCTGATATTGCAGGTTCTGATTATGGAACATTTTCTTTACAAGTTAGAGTAAATAATCCTAATGGTAGTGATGATGATAATATACTAGAACAATTTGACCAGTTGACCTTTGACCCGAAGTCACCAAATTACTTTGCAAAAAGAATTGGTGATAGACACGTAACCATTGATTCTAATGGAAAACTTACTTACTTTGGTACAATGCCAAATTTAAGTAAACATATTAGAGTTGGTGATTATGCATCTAAGACATCTGGTGAAAACAACTTATCACAACATCCAAAAGAAGTAGTTCCAATGGGACACGAAGCAGTATATAATACTGTTCCTGGTACAACTGAAATACCTGCTGTGATATTTAAATCAAATCAACAAAATGGACAAGGTGTTTATGACGCAAACGTATTCTATGGGTTTGATTATCTTTCTAAATTTATTAGAGATGATAATGCTAACTACTTAGCACCAATTCCATCTTCAGCAAATGTTGGTAATAATGTTACCATGAGTTTAGAAGATATGAATGGTGATGATAATGCTAATCCAAACGGAGAGTCTACATTTGCTAATGGTTCAACAGCAATCACTTTGACTAATTCAACATTAGCACAAAGAAAATTTGTTGTTCCTTTACAATGGGGATTTGATGGAAAAAATCCAGCTACAGCATATAACGTTGGTTCTGCAATCACTGCAGGAAATACACAAGGGTTTGACCTTTCAAGTTCAACTGCAAGTGGTTCAATAGCTTATAAGAGAGCAATCAACGCTATTAGTAATCCAGATGAATTTGACATGAATCTTTTAGTAACACCTGGTGTTATTCATAGATTACATTCTAATATAACAAACCATGCTATCAATAAAGTTGAAGCTAGAGCAGATGCATTATATATAATGGATGCTGCAGCATACAACGATAGTGTTGAAACCGTATTAGATACCGTCAAGAATCTAGATACTAATTATGTGGCAACTTATTATCCGTGGGTGTTAATACCTAATAGGGATAGTTCAATACCAGTATGGGTTCCACCATCAGTAGTATTACCTGGTGTTATTTCATATAACGACCAAGTAGCTCATGAGTGGTTCGCACCAGCTGGATTGAATCGTGGTGGATTGACAAGTGTACTAGAAGCAAAAACAAGATTAACACATGCTGAAAGAGATGACCTCTATGAAGGTAGGGTTAATCCAATAGCTTCTTTTCCTGGTCAAGGTGTTGTTGTCTTTGGACAGAAAACACTACAATCTAAACCATCTGCATTAGACAGAATCAATGTTCGTAGATTGTTAATTGCATTAAGGAAGTTCATTGCAAGTACTTCAAGATACTTGGTATTCGAACAGAACTCACAAGCACTAAGAAATCGTTTCTTAAACATTGTGAATCCTTATCTAGAACAAGTTCAGTCTAATAGTGGTTTAAGTGCTTTTAGAGTTGTCATGGATGACTCAAACAACACACCAGAAGTTGTAGATAGAAATCAGTTGGTAGGACAGATATTTATCCAACCTACAAGGACTGCAGAGTTCATTGTACTTGATTTCGTAGTACAACCAACAGGAGCCACATTTCCTGAATAATTTAGGATAAACACTAAATAAATGAGAAGCCCCTCGAAAGAGGGGTTTTTCTTTTTATTAAAAATTTGTTTAATTGATATTTATTATTGAATAGAATTAAACGGACTTTTAGGAGAATATAGAATGGCTACATTAGATCCTTCAGAAATTATGTTTACACCGTTTGAACCGAAAACTAAAAATCGGTTCATCATGTACATAGAAGGTATTCCTGCATACTTAATCAAAACAGCGAACAGACCTACGATTCAGTTCGAAGAGATAGTTTTAGACCACATTAATGTCAAAAGATACATTAAAGGAAAAGGTGCTTGGCAACCGATTGAAGTCATGTTATATGATCCTGTTGTTCCAAGTGGAGCTCAAGCTGTTATGGAATGGGTTCGTTTATCACATGAGTCTGTTACTGGTCGTGATGGATACTCAGATTTCTATAAAAAAGACGTAACATTTAATTTGTTAGGACCTGTTGGTGATGTTGTTGAAGAGTGGGTACTAAAAGGTGCTTACATAGAAGCAGCTAACTTTGGTGATTTGGATTACGCTTCAAGCGACCCAGCTGAAATCACTCTAACACTTAAATACGATTACGCAATCTTACAATTCTAAGGAGTAAATATGAGTTTTTTAAGAGAAATGCTTTCTAGTGATGCTAAAATCTCTAGTAAAAGATTTGTCGGTTTCATGGCATTCTTTATGTTGATTTGTAGTTGGGGTGCTGATACCTTTTCTACATTCGAAGTTAAAGATAAAATATTAGAATGTTTCATGTACATTTCAGTAGTTGGACTTGGTGTTACAGCAGCTGAGAAGTTCGGTAAAAAATAATAGTTTTAAGACAAAATTAGTTATATATATTAATACAATATAAAGGAGTCAAACATGGCTGAATTAAAATTTCCTACGGAAGTGGTAGATTTACCATCCAAAGGATATTTCTATGTCGAAGGTCATCCCCTATCTAAAGGTAAAGTAGAGGTGAAATACATGACCGCAAAGGAAGAAGACATACTAACCTCACAGAATTTAATTAAACAAGGAACTGTAATCGACACTCTACTACAATCATTAATAGTAGACAAGACAATAAACGTAAATGAACTACTTATCGGTGATAAGAATGCAATCATGGTAGCAGCTCGTATTCTTGGTTATGGTAAAGATTATAATTTTACGTATGATGGTGAAGAACAGACTGTTGATTTATCTAAATTAGAACCAGTTGATATAGATTTTAGTAAATTTAGCAGAGGTGTAAATGAGTTTTCTTTTAAGTTACCATATTCTAAAAGACAAATAACATTTAAACTTATAAATGGTAAAGATGAAAAAGATATAGAAGCTGAAATAAAATCATTACAAAAAGTTTCAAAAGAAAAAAGTTCTGAGTTAACAACAAGACTAAAGAAGATAATATTATCAGTTGATGGTAATTCTGAACGAGCTTTTGTAAATAGTTTTGTTGATAATGAATTTTTATCAAGAGATTCCTTAGCATTCAGACAACATTTAACATCGATAACACCAGATATTGATATGTCCACTACGATAAATATCGATGGAGAGGAGCAAGAGGTGACGATTCCAGTCACCCTACGATTTTTTTGGCCTGAGTCCTGAGAGTAAACCTCTAATACATGAGGAAATATTTCAATTAATATTAAACTCTAAAGGTGGAATAAGTTTTACAGAGGCTTATAATCTACCTATATATCTACGAACCTTTTATCTGAAAAGACTATCCACACATTATAAGTCAGAAGCAGAAGCTTTTCAAAAAGAAATAAACAAACAAAAGAATAGATAAGTACATATTTTTATAAAATTGATATTTATTATTGAGTTATAACACTTAATTTTATGGAGATTTAACATGCCTAAATATAAGAATTTTACACCAACTTTAGTTGAAGGTTTCCTTGAAAAGATGTTTGGTAAGATAGCAACAGCTGCTGGTCAAAAAGTTGCAAAGGAGATGGGAAAGAAAGATCCTAAGTTCGGTAGTAAAATGTCTCGTGTCGCTGATTTAATAAAAGATATTGAAAATGACATGAAAGGAATGTCTAAATCTCAGAAAGACAAATACGCAAGAGATCTTTGGAAAAAAGCTGGAGTAAAGTAAAATGGCCGAGAGTAAAAACACAGGCAGACGAGGACAGTTCCAACAAGAAAAAAAGAGAACAAAAGAGAGTTTAAAGTCTATTAGTCAAGAGTTAAAAGACCAACTCGTATCTTATGATAAAATAGATGAAGTAGTAAATAAAATTTTAAACGTAAAAAACATGTCATTGGCAGCTGCAAAAGCCTCATTAGATATAGATAAGAAAACAACAAAAGAAAGTCTAGCCAAAAATAAATTAGATGAAGAAGCTTTAGAGTACGCAGTAGAGTATGTAAAAAATACAAAAGAAAGTCTAGCTGGATTTAAACAAATGATTGTTAAAGCAAAAGCTTTTGGTATGATATTGAAATCAAATCCAATATTTGCAATTGCTGCTATTTTGATTGCAATTGTTGGTTCATTAGTATCTGCATTCAAAGCGGCTAGAGAACTACAGAGGGAGTTGGGTACAGGTCTTATACAATCTGGTCTTATAGCTGCAAAACTAAAAGCAGTTGAATTATCTTTAATTGGAATGGATGTTTCTGCTGAACAAGTAAGAGCATCCTTTGACGCAATTAGTGAGAATTTTGGTGGTATAGAACAGGCAAGTTTTGGGTTTCTTAGAAATTTTACTAGATTAAGTCAAGTGACAGGTGTACAAGCTGATGATTTAGCTTCAATACTTTCTATACAAGAATCAGTTAGTGATGCAAGTAGAGATGCTTTGATGTCTCAGATAGAGGCTAATGCAGAGGTCATAAGATTACAAGGTTTAGCACCTGGTGCGGTATTTAAAGATTTAGCTAGTAACGCAGAGTTTTTTGCAACTAGTATGAAAGCTGGAACCAACAATGTAATGAAAACTGCAATAGAGGCTAGAAAGTTGGGATTAAATTTAAGTACAGTAGCTAAGATATCAGAATCATTATTAGATTTTGAATCTTCCATTGAAAAACAAATGGAGGCTTCTGTATTACTTGGTAGACAACTAAATTTAGATAAAGCAAGACAATTAAGTTTCATGGATGACCAAGAAGGTATGATGAGAGAAATACTTAGACAAGTTGGTGGTGAAGCAGAGTTTGAAAGATTAAAGGGTTTTCAGAGAAGAGCGTTAGCAGATGCAGTGGGAGTTGATGTAGCAGAACTAGCTAAACTTGCAAGACAACAAGAGGGAGCGGCGACTGGTGTTGCAGTCGCAAAGACAACTGAAGAAAAGAGTTTAAGTGTTCAAGAAAAGAGTTTGAATGTGTTATTTGATATTAGAGACGACACTTCAAATCAAGTAAAAGAAACTAAAAAGACAAATGCGTCATTAGCGGAGTAAACGGATGCCATTATTAGAAGAAACAGCAGACTTATCAAGTCTTTCCACAGGTGGAAACACTACTAGTACAAATCCAGCAGGAAGTGTAATTAACAATAATAGTGTACCATCTGGTCTACCAACAGGTATACCTCCGTCTGTTGCTCAACAAATTAGAGATGCTCAAAATTCTGGTATTCAAGGTACACCACAAAGAAGAGGAACACCTGGTGAAAAAGAAATACCAATTGGTACTGGTCAGAATAGATTACCACCCACACCACCTAAACCAATACCTGAAGTAGGTCAAGGGGTAGATTTCTTTGGTAATGAAAATGTAAAAGGATTTGTTACAAATACATACTTTCAGAGAACAGACCACGTGGAACCGTTAAGACCTAACACTGGTTTTCAAGATTCAAAGGGAGATGTTTCAAGATTAGAAAATTCACCTAATAGAAAATTTAATGGTACTAATTCTAGATTGGTAGGATATGATATACCTGTAGAGTTATTTTTAGATAATAAGAATGATTATCCACCATTATTTAATCAAGACAATCTTTTTACAGCAAAATTTCGTGGTTCTAGATTAGAAGATATTGGTAACGATGGGTTTTTTGAAAGTTACTATTCACTTGGATTGGATAATACTAGTGGACTTGGATATAGAAGTAACAACAAGTTTCCATCTAAAAATTTAGGATTTAGTGGATATTTAAATCCACAATTAAAAAAGTTAAATGCTGGTATTAATATAATAGGTAAATATGTTTTTGGTAAAGAACCTAAAAAGAACACTTTACCATCATTTGAAGTTGCAAGTGATAGAGTAGAACCATTTATTGTCAGAGCTATTGGAGAAAGATGGGGTGTAGACAGAGTTTCAAAACCACAATTAGATGGTATTGTTCCGTCTTTAGTTCAAATAGATAAACCAGCTCATAAAGGTAAAGATGTTGTTGATTCATTTTTTAATGTTATAGATGATGTTGGTAAACGATTAGTTGGAAGAGCACCTAGTGTATTTTTAGATAGATACTTTGCAGATGTTCGTAGAATTAATGGTGCTACAAATTCATTGGACTTCTTAGTTAGAGGTTCTAGATTTGTTCAAGCACAAAACACTTTACAAAAACGAAATCCATTTAATGTAATTACTTCAACATTATACGATTTATCTGATGAAGGTAAAATATCACTAAGCTCTACTGATTTAGTACCTAAAGCTATTTTAAATAAAGCTGGTGAAGACTTTTTAGGTGGGTTAGGACAAAATAATATAAATTTAAATTTAGATCCTAGGTCATATAATCCGTTGTCAGTTTTTAGTGTACCTGGTGTGTTGGGTATAAATAGAAGTAGTTATCTTGATTTATCTCAAGTTATAAATAAAGGTACAATAGTAGATGCTATATCAGAACAAGTTTATGAAGAAATGGAAAAGCAAGCAGTTGAATTAGGTAAGGTCGTAGGAAAAAGAGCTGTCGAGTGGGGTAAACACCTTGGCACAGAGTTAGGTAAAGCAGCAGATGCAATAGGTGGTAGTCTTAGTAAATTAAAATTACCTAGTTTATCATTAGGTGCAAAGAAAAGTAAACTGAATAGTATAGATTTAAATCTACCAAAAATAAATTTACCAGATGTAAATTTACCAGATATAAATTTACCAAAAGTAGATTTAAGTAAAGCACAGAAGTCTGCTCAGTCTATAATAAATACTGCAGAGGGTGCATTGAAAAAGGCAAGAGGTATAGCATCACAATTTGATTTAATACCAGATAAATCAAATATGCCAGCTTCCAAAGCTGCATTGGCTAAATTGTCAAAGAACGCATTTGACGAAAAGGGAAGAGACAGAGTAAATTTAATACCGTATAATACTGATAGGTATAAGAGTGGTGCAGTAGATTTACCACTTGATGAACTAGATTGGATACCATTTAAATTTGTAGACACTCGTTTGAAAGATGATAAAGGTGGGGGTAGTATGGTATTCAGAGCTATACTTAGTGGTATAACTGATACGTTCACACCAGAGTTCAATCCAGAAAGATATGTTGGTAGACCAGATCCAGTTTATGTTTATCAAGGAGTAACAAGAGAAATAGCATTCACGTTTGATGTGTATCCTAAATCAGATGTTGAGATGGTTACCTTGTGGGAAAAATTAAATTATCTTGCAGGTCAGACATATCCACATTGGACATCTGGTACAAATGGAATGTCAATGATGTCACCTTTAACTGAATTAACTATCGGTGAAATGTATTTAGATACACCTGGATATATTTCTAGTTTAACTTACACCGTGATGGATAATGGAAATTGGGAAACTAGTTTTGCAAAACTACCTAAATACATTCAAGTCTCTTGTACTTTTGTTTACATAGGTAATAAACTACCAGCAGCAACACAGAAACACTTTGAAGTTTCTTGGTTACCTGAACAAAAAGGACCTGAGAATAAAACCTTTGATACTTTGATATCACAATATTTTCAGAACTCTAATTTTGAAGATACTCTTAGAGGAGACGTTGGACAATTAGATTCTGGTAAATTTAAAAAACTTTTAGGTGATAGTGGGTTAGGTGGATAATATGAACCGATATGAAGAAAACAAAATAAAAATAGACAAAGATGGTAAAAGAGTTTATAAAACCACGTACTATCCTCAGATACCAATAGGAAATGCAGATACATTTATTACAACAAAATTTGGAACGAGAATAGATAATTTAGCAAATCAATATTATGGTGATTCATCTCTATGGTGGATTATTGCAAACGCAAATGGTTTTAAAGGAAAGGTAGTATTTAAACCTGGTGATATTATCAGAATCCCATCAGACATTCAAGATATACTAGAGAAATTTAAAGAACTTAACAGATAAAGTTATGATTAACTTAACACCAATCGCTAAAAAAATACAAGAACGATTAAGACAGAAAATGGATGCTGTTGGTAGAGATGCTCCTTATTTTCCTGATGATAAAACTAATAAACTAACTCAAGATAAAATGATGACTAGAACTACTTTTATAAAGATGGTTTCAGGTCAGAAAAATCCTGTCACGTTGATGGCTGGTGAGTTAAAAGAAGGTGGTCTTGCAGCTGGTGGTTCAGATGATATATATGGCCCTAGAGCTGGTTTAGAAAATAAAGCAGGTAGACCAATGCCTGGTATAAAATCATTAAGTGCTCAGTTCATGGGTGGTATGAAAGCACACAGAGAAGCAACGATAAGTTGGGTATGTTGGAGTTTCGAAGATTTAGAAAGATTGATTCCACACTTTTTAGCACATGGAAAATCAATTATGGTACAATGGGGTTGGATATATGACGATAAATCATTGAGTAAGATTAGGTCTTATCAAGATGCTAATGGTATTACAAAAGATGCATATAACAACAACCACCATTCTGATGTAATTGATGCTGATGGTGATTATGATATGATGACTGGTGTTATAAAAAACTTTTCATTTACTGCTAGACAAGATGGTGGTTTTGATTGTGAAACAATTATAACTAGT